ACCCAATAAGTGTTCGTTGTATTGTTTTAGGTGATTCACAAGGTGGTTTAATAGTAGGTTCAACTACTTTATATCCAACTGCACAAGAAATGCAATATGTTAAAGGCATTACAAGTTCTGTACAAACACAGTTAGACAGTAAAGCAAGTGGACTTGATGTGGCAGAACAAACATATAGCTTGTCTCCTACTTTTACTGGAACTGCACCAACAATTATTGCAGCAAGTACATATCAATGGAATCAAGTAGGGACTTTAGTAACTGGTAGAGTAAATTTAATCTATACTACTGCTGGAAGTATTTCACAAGTTGTCATCCCATTGCCAGTTGATATGCCAACTCCATTAAGTCCAACTGGATTATCAGGTGCTTTAGATATTTTATATTATGGCGTGGGTATGTTTAACACGACAACAACTACGGTTTCAGCTCTTACTCGAAGTTGTCTTTTAAGAAGAAATGCTGCAAATACTGGATATGAGTTTGTAATAACACATACAACGGCAGTATCATCAAGAGTAATATCATTAACTTTAAAATACTTTACATAATGAGACATATAAGACAAATTAATTCAGTAAGTACAAATAGCTACACGATAGTAAATTTAGATAATTATGTAGGAGAGTTAGAAAATCATCCTATATTTATTGATTATTTAGATTTATTTGAAATTTCAGAAGATGAACTACCTGCATACATACAATATGTAAATTATGAATAATATAGATAAAATATTAAATAAAATTATTTCACGCAAATTAATGGTGTTTGTAATAGCTTGTTGTGGTTTATTTGCTGGTGATTTAACGTCTCAAGATTGGGTAGTAATAGCAACTGCTTATGTAAGCATACAAGGATTTACCGATATAGTTGCAAAATTAAAAAGTTAGAATGGAATTTCAAGACAAAGAAAGATTAGACCGAATGGAACAACACCTTCGCTTAATTAAAGAAGATTTACAACACATTTCAAGTGCTTTAGTAGGTTCTAAAGTAAATGGCAATAAAGGTGTTATATCAGATATTGATTCTATAAGACACGACATAGAAGTTTTAAGGGAAAAATTAGAGTTTATTGAACTTGATATGGCTAAAAAGTCTGTTTACATAGGTCAATTAAAATTTGTCGCTGGAGTACTTACTGCTGGATTAATAGGAACAATTATAAAACTTTTATCAAAATGAGAAATATTAACTTTATAGTAATTCATTGTACTGCTACACAACCAAATGTTAAAAAAGAATCTATTTTAAATTATTGGAAAAATACTTTAAAGTGGTCATCTGTTGGTTATCAAAGATTAATAGATGCAAATGGTATTATACACGAATTAGCAAAATACGAACAACCTACAAATGGTGTAAAGGGATATAATTCAGAATCAATCCATTTTAGTTATATAGGTGGAATAGATGTAGCAGGTAATCCAAAAGATACAAGAACTTTAAAACAAAAAGAAAGTTTATTATATTTAGTTAACGCTGCTAAAAAACAATTCCCAAATGCTATTGTTCAAGGACATAAAGATTTTAAAGGAGTTAAAAAGGCTTGTCCAAGTTTTGATGCTAAAAACGAATACAAATGATAAATCAAAATAGGAACTGGGTAATGTTTTGGGTTTATGTTGTAGTAGCATCAACTGTAATTACAATGTTATCATCTTGTGGTACAAGAAAGGTAATTATAGATGAGGTTAAGAAAGATTCCTTGTCCCAAATTTCCACTAAAATAGTGACGAAAGAAGATATAAAAATAGAAACTAAAAATGATATTATAACTGATGAATTTATAATTACTCCATTAGATACTTGCAATGATATTGTTATTGATGGTAAAACGTACAGAAATGTTGTTTTAAGGTACAAAAAGACAAAAGACAACACTATACAAGTCCAAGATATAAAAGTGGCTAAAAACGAGTTAAAAACACAAGACACAAAAGTAACACAAAATAGGAAAGTTAAAGATATAACGAAAACTTCTAACCCATTTATTATCTTTCTATGGTTATTAGTTCCACTATTTATGTATATAATTTATAAATTTAAACTAATATGAAAAAGAACTCAAACAGACGTTACAGAATGGACAATGCTACTGCTAAAAAGATTGGTGCAAAACTAAATAAAAGTGGTAGATATATGATTTCTAAAGAACAAGAGAAGAAATTTATCGCTATTAAAAAATAATTTCATATATTTGGAATCTAATATAAGAGAAATCTCTTGTAAAACCATTTAATATGAAAAAAAATGCTGAAAGGCGGTATCGATTTAACCATTATATCGCCAACAAAGTCGGGGTTACTATTAATAAACAAGGTCGTTATCGACTAACTCCCGAGCAAGAGAATAAGTATTTCGACATCGTTCAAAATCAAGAGCATATTAAAAGGCTTTTCTTTGACATCGAAACTTCTCCTAATCTTGTTTATGCTTGGAGGATTGGTTATAATCTAACTATACACCCCGATAGTATTGTAGATGAGCGTAAAATTATATGTATATCTTATAAATGGGAACACGAAGATAAAATCCATAGATTAACGTGGGATAAAGATATGTGTGATAAGCAAATGCTTATTGATTTTATATCGGTGGCTAATAAGGCTGACGAAATGATTGCACACAATGGGGATAGGTTTGACATCAAATGGATAAGAACACGTTGCATATTCCATAGAGTTTCAATGTTTCCCTCGTACAAGACATTAGATACGCTTAAAAAGGCTAAAAGTGGCTTCAATTTCAATTCCAATAAACTGGATTATATTGCACAATTTTTAGGAGTTGGAGCAAAAGTAAAGCATAGTGGATTTGATATGTGGAAAGAAGTAATGAAAGGTAATCCTGATGCACTTGAGGAAATGGGTAATTACTGCGATGGCGATATAGTTGTCTTGGAGGATGTATTCTTAACGATGCAGAACTACATTAAACCAAATACTCACGCTGGAGTTGTAAATGGTAATCTTAAATACAGTTGTCCTTCTTGCTCAAGTGAAAATGTAATCTTACTTAAAAATATAGTTACTGCTATGGGAACTATCAAGAGATTAATGGAATGTCAAGATTGTGGTCAAGTCTACGAGATAAGCAATTCAGCGTACAAACTTCATTTAGAAATGAAAGATAAGTTTAAGTGATGCGGTAAATAACGGCAATAATCACCGCAACCCCTAATAAATACATCTATTAGGGGTTTTTTGTCTGATAAAGTTAACTACTTTATTGGTAATTTTTTACTTTAGCATCCTCTTTCTTATCAGTCAATACCTCATTGACACCGTGCTTTATTAGAGTCCCTGATAAGAGTAGGGTCACGTAGTAAGAGATGCTCTAAATATTTGCAATAGATAGACTGGGACACATTACTACTTGCTGAGAACTCATTACGTGAGTAGAGAAGTCGGATTTAGTTTTTACTCTCTTAGCTATGGCTCATTGCTTTCTCAAGGCAACTCACGTTTACATATTACTATGTATATCCAATTTTTATACAGGCTTTCAATGTTTAGTCCTGTTTTTAACTACTTTTCACCTTTTGTAACTGTTTTTCACGTTCTTTACACTTTTCTAACAGTTCTTTTGCTTTTTGTTTTTGTTCTGCTGCGTACTCCCATATTGAGAGTCTTTTTTCTACTGTGTGTTTGCTGTAAGCCATTCTTTTCTAAGTTTTTTAATAAAATCTTTAACTGCGTACTCCATATCCAAAGGGACACGTACCTGAATTACTTTAAAATCATAGTCAAGTTTTTTACGACCTGCACCATCTCTTTTTCCGCCTTGTGTGTTACTCATTATATATAAATTTTAATTGTTTTAATTGCCTTCTTAAACCTGTTAATCCCATTTGACTGTTAAACATAGATTTTCTTTTATTTACCTCTACGCTTTTATCACAAATATTTTTACTCCAATAATTGAACTGGTTAAGTTTATTATATATCAGATTTTCAATACTATGTATTTCTGACTTAATAAAAGAAGGATTTGGATTTGTTTCTAAATACATTATTACTTCTCGAAGTTCTTTATTTTTTTTACCTAAAGATTTTTTCTTTTTATCACAATCAATAGATAAAGCAAATTCTTCATTTTGAGTTATTTCTAATTTTAAAGATTCAATTTTCTTCATTATCGTTTTGTATTAAGTTGTAAATGTATTCTAATGTTTCAATTTCTCTCAATTGAGCATCTATCAATACGAGTGCATCTGCCACTCCAATCTTCCAAAATGGGTCATTATCCATTTCTCTTTTTGCTACTTCAATCATAGTTCCTATTTTAATCATTGCATTTTCTTTCATTGTTTATAATTTATTTAGTGATTGAGACAGGATTCGAACCTATATGATGCGGCTGCCATGTACCTTGCTGCTTACATCTCGTGTGTACCCACTTAGCGTCTACCAATTTCGCCACTCAATCTGTACGGAGTTTTTGTCAATCTCTCTTAGGTTCTTCCGTTATTACCACTAAGTTCATTTGGTAGCTATCCAACATCGAAGCAAGGACAGGACTCGAACCTGCAAGTGTACGTCTACAATCCACACGAGTTCCCAAAGTTACGGCATACCCTCTACGGTTTATATATACCTCTCGACTTCACGCTTCAATACAAAGATTAAAGGTCGTGTAATTGTGGTGCGTTTACCAAAACATTAATCATAGAAAATCCTTGACTAGTGCTTATTTCCGCCACCTTGCTAATAATCTTGTTTATAATTAGTCCATATTTCTACATCAAATCCGTTTGTACGGAGGGTGTCTATTACATATTGTTGAATTGGGGATATAACTCCTTTAGGTTGCTTAACCTCGATAAACTTAACATCTCCATCTTTAAGACACATTAAATCAGGTATTCCATTCATAGATGTTTTTATCAATTTAACTACCATCCACCCATCTAACTCTAACTTTTTCTTAATCTGTGTTTGCCTACTACTTTCTAACATATATCTTATTATCATAATCACATTCAAACTCTACTAATCCACTTCCATCTAAATAAATAAATGTGTATATCCAATGCCTTCTACCGTACAAATATGGCATATCCTCATTTATTCTAATCCCACTATATCTAATTTCTTTTCCTAATGGAGTCAGCTGAATGCGTTGGTCTAACCAATAATCACGCTTTTGAAATGTAATACATTCAGGAGGTAATGGAACAAACTCAATTGGTTTCTTTACTTTCATTTGACAAATATAATACTTTTTTTAAAATGGACAAATATTTTTAGGTATTATTTCAATATAATTATTTATATCAGATTTCTTATAAAATTTAGAATTTATATAGTAACCTATACTACCTCCGTTTTTAGTGCATTTTATAATTTTGCCAGTCTTACAATTTATTATCTTCTTACAAGTTGAAACCTTATAGTGTGGATATTCTTTGAACTGCCACTTTACTGTAAAATTGATTTGTACTATCATATCTTAAATATTTAATAATCAATAAAATAATGTATAGTATTGTAACTGTTAGCAAGTAGTTATGCGTCAGCTTCGTGAGTATAACTATCATTTCGTTGAAGCCAACAATATGATTATAAAAAATCATCTTCTGGCGCGTCTGGCAAATAAGCCCAATGTGATATTGGAAACTTATTTTCTTTCCCTGTTTCTAAAAACCTATAAATTCCGTCACTATGATAATTTACAGTTATTCCAATCCCGCCATTATTTTGCGGACTATATGTTAATACATTAATTCCATTTTCAGGGTCTTTTTCATCTTCTGAAATCCAATTTATTATACTTTGATTTTTCATATTTTTTAATTTAAGTGTAAACTTTTATTTTCAACCCACAATCTAATAAAAATTAAATCAATTTTAAATACCCAAAAAACTTCATATCTACCATAAGGAGGATTAAGTTCTAATCCAATTCCTAACCCCATTGGTTTTTTTGAAAAGCAAATTCTTCCTTCTAATCTAAAATCTTTACTCATAATGTTTTGTTGTTTTAAAAAGCCGAACGCATAACAACTGCTATATTCAATAGCGATCATCGGGTTTAATTCAATAATTTGTTTGTACTTGTTATTTTATGTCATCATCCGAAACTTGGTTTTGTGTTTTTCCGCTACTGAAATATAGCAGTGAACCGTTATGCCTTATTTTTGACAAATATAATACTTTAATTTGAATTACAAAATGTTTTCACGTTTAAAATAAATTTTTTTTTATTTATACAAATATAAACGGTAACTTTTTCTTTGTTCTTCCATTTATATAATGATTAAATCTATTGTAACTCCAACCTAAACTAAAAGCAGCGTCTTTTGCTGTATCATAATAAATACCTGTTTCTATATTTAACATTTGTTTTGAAAAACTATTATTTATTCCTTTTTGATTTTCACTTTTTATAATTCTTGTTTCTATACTGTCTTTTCTTCCAGCTCTTGTTTCTACACTTTTTTTAATAGATTCTGGACTCCTTTTCAATCCTGTTTGAGCAACAGACATTGCTTTTATATGAGATTCACTTAATTTTTTTCCTGTTAAAGATTCTGATATTCTTTTATTTCTTAACTTAATGTCTTTATAATTAGGAACTATACCCTTTCTTGATTTTGATATTTTAACCCTACTTTCTTCACTTATTAATCCGCTTTTATCATTTGTTGTTGTTAGCCTACAATTTAAACCATTATTTAAAACATCATAAAAGTCCTGCCAATATCTTTCACGTTCATTTAATGAATAAATAGGACATTCCTCTATAACTTCAAACTTATGATTCTCATATCCATATTTGTTTATAGAATAAAATATTTTAGTTTGATTTATTTTTAAATATTTATAGTCTGTAAATCTTTTTTTAATATTAATACTTTGTCCTATATAAACTCTGTTACTTGGACTTGTAATCTTATAAATTCCTATCATAATAATAAAAAACCTGCACATCAAAAGGTCGTAGTCTTTATCAATGCAGGAATTTAAAAAAGTTTTTGTTTGTAGCTACGACTCTACTGATGCAAATATACAAAAAAATAATTAAATATCAACATAATAATCTCTTTTAAAATTTGATAATGTATAATTTTTTTTACTCATTACCGATTTGTAGATATTTTTTTCTATACCGTTTTTTGCAAAAATCCAATATATATCGTTTGATGGTCTGTCAGAAGTAGTAAGTCTTGAACGTGACTGCCAATAAGATGTAGCACTAAAATCAATATTATAATATACAAGATACTTTGCGTTTTTTAAACTTATGCCTTCACGACCTGACACAATTTGTAAAGCTATAACTTTATTTGTTTGATTAAATTCATCTAAATCTTCTGTCAAGTTTTCTGCTCCATATACTTGACGCAAAGCATTTAATTCTTCTTTAAATTTGTAAAATATAGCAATCTTATTAAATCTAAACCTTTCCTCTATAAACTTTGCTTTGCTATAATCAATTACCATTGATGTACCATCCTCAAATTTACAAGTTCCTGATGATAATTGGTGTACCTTCTGCATCAATTTTACTCCAGTATCTCCTAATATCAATCCGCTTTTACCTTGCACTATCTTATCACGTTTTAAACGCTTAATAATTTCATAGGTAATATCCTCCATTTGGCACTCTAATATATGTTCATTCACTTCAGATGTAAATCCAGCTTGTGCTTGTGTAAAGGTTAATATGTAAGGTTTTACCGCTTCCATTATTTTGGATTCTTTTCCATCTTTATAAACTTTTACTCTTGCATATCCTAAATTCTGTTCTGTAACATTAACGTAGTCATTCGCCCATTTGTAGAAGTTAGTGTAATTTTTGAATGGAGCAAAGTCATTAATCCAAAACTGATGAAATATTTGAGAAAAACTTTCGGGCGACATTGTTCCACTTAATAATATAGAAGGTACTTTATGAAATCTTTTCTTATATATTTTAGTAAACTTATTAATCTTTGGAAATGTTCCAAAAAGACCGTGAGATTCATCACATATAACTATATCAAAATCATTACCTTCTACTTTATGGATTGATTCCTTATTTATGATAGTCAAGTCGTATTTATATCCAAAAGCATCATAATCTCCTTGAATAGAACTAAACGCTTTAATCTTTGTAATAAACAGAACTTTTTTAGCTCCATATAGCTTACAAGTTTCTAATGCAGTTAATGTTTTACCCAAACGTACTTGCAAATTTAAGAATACAAATCCTTTTTCTTTTAATAAATCATTAGCTTCATTAGCTATACGAACTTGATAATCCCTCAGTTTTACCATTATAATGTGGATTTATTAAATTTTTCGTTGTAATATTGTTCTGAATGAAATCTTTGCCACCTATGTTCCTCTATTAACCATTCACAATTATCTTCCGCTGTTTTATAGGCATCAATAATTTGTTGCTTTTCCATTTCCTTGGCTTTTTCAAGCAATTTATTAGCAAACTCTTGGCCTTTGTTTGGATTATTCATCATTAAAAATAACCACTCTACCGCTGTTTTCATATTTTGTCTATTTTAAAAAATAATGTGGCTCAAAAGCCTTTCAACTCTACCGAGTGATACCCCGATACTCGCCACATTATTATTTATTTAATTCTTTAACTAATTTTTTTATTAACTTAAACTCTCCATAACTAATTGAAATTGTCCTATCAGTATAGTTATAAGCATTTATATCTACTCCTTCGCCATTATGCCATTCAGTTATTTCAATATAACTATGTTCTTTACAACTAAAATCATACTCTTTTAAATTGCAGAATACTGCTTTTCTATTATACTTTTCCATTATTCTATCAAATTATCAATGTTAATATTATATTTTTCAATTACCCTGTATATTTCGTTTGCCATAGCTTTAATACCATCAAATATATCATTATTAGTGTTGTCTATATTGTCTATACTTTCGTATTTTCTCTCTAAACTTTTACGCAGTTGTAGTATATCAAATAAAGCACAAGCCATATCTAATGACTGATTTGCTCTGTTAAACTCCATTTGTTCTTCGGGTAAATTAAATTCTAATGTTGCTTTCATATCTTTTTAAATGTTTCGTTGTAGTAATGTTCTGAACCTTCATATTTTACATAAAAATCAGTTCTTTGAGTAACGTCCATAGCATGAATAATCTGTTGCTTTTCCATTTCTAATGCTTGTTTAATTATTTCTTTCCATTTTCTTTGAGTATTAATTTCATTAAATTGCTCTAATACCCATTCTACTGCTGTCTGTTTCATAATCTATTGATTTTAAATATAATAAACTTGTTTTTGTACAATAAACTTATAAGGTTTATTATCTTATTTCTTTTTAAATTGTTCAAACCATTTCTCATAATCCATAACATCAACAAGTTCAATAATTGTACTTACCTTATACATTGACCATTCAAATAAAATGCTCTTAACTTCTTCATGACTATAACC